TCCATACCAACAACTTTTCAGGCGTGGTATAAATGAGTGCTTTGTCAAGTGAGGTTTTAAGGAAGTTACCGTTTGTTTCCATAAATAAATGTCTAAAAAATGTCTAATAATGTCTAATAATGTCTAATTACTTTTCGGTTAAAATCTTAAAAAGAATTTCACCATCTTTCAAGCTAAGCCAAATAGTTGGAAATTCACAAATAGGATTATCCCAATTATCATCTTGATAGGCTACTATTATTTTATCTTTGCTCATATAAGATTTTGTCTTATTCGTATCAATGTTGCCATACTTTTCAGGATAGCATTTTTTATGGAGTTCTAAAATCTCAATAATCCGATCAATCCAGACTTTTGTATCGGTAGAAAAAACTACTCTTTTATTTTCCTCCATTAGCTTACTTTTTACTTCTTCTTGAAATATAGTAATCTTCGCGCTTCTTTCTTTGCTCTAATACATCTCTGATTATTGTCTCATTATCTTCATCTAGCCATTGAATTTCAATGTAGCAATAAACATCTTCGTAAACAGAATTGATATTACTAACCGTTAACGTCGTTTTATTATTGTAAACAAAAACTATATCCTCAATGGCAATATCTGGATATAACTCTGGGTCGTGCTGATGAAATAGCATACATATACCAATGATTCTATTTCTTAATTTCTCATGCTCAATAAAATAATTTTTGTAATCGTTCATATTTTTTGGTTTTTGTTTTTTTTTAAAAAGTAGTAAGGCTTTTACACCTTACTACAGAACACTAATACACTAAAACACTCACCCTAAAAAAGTATTTTATGTTGATTTGCTTTTCTTAGCATGATAATATGCTATTTGCCTCTCTCTAATTTTCTCTTTATTCTTTTGGTAATTAGCTTTCCTTTTTTCCATTAGTTCAGCTTTCTTCTCTGGGCTTAAAGCATGGTATCTTTTTCTTAGATATTCAAGATACTTTAATTTTTGATATTCCGACATTTGAGCCCTGTATTCTCTTTTCTTTTCAGCATTCATAATTAAAAAGGTAAATCGCCATCAACTCCTTCAAAAGTTACACCTCCAACTTGATTAGTATTTAATTCAAGGTTTAATTGATTCTTTAAATTTTGTACGGATGGATTATTTAAGGGATTAGTATAACCGATATTACTTTCTATATTAGACGTAGGAATACCTGCTGACGTTGGCTTTCCCCCAAATTCTAAACTATTTACCATACAACGTATAACTGCTTCGGCTGCTCCAGTGTTTTTATTTATATAAGCATTTACTCCTCCCGATCCTTCTACCACTACAAATGTTCCTTTTAAAATGTGAGGTGCTAACTTAACGCCACGTTCACCCCAAATTGAGCAAGTAATCCAAATTACCTTTTCCGATGGATTTGGGCCATATACCTTTTCCGTATGCGCTACACTAAATGAGCATACAGTATTATCACCTACACTCTTTACTTCAGCATCATTGCCTACTCTTCCGCTTACTACTAACTTTATCATGTTTGTTTATTTTAATGCAATTATAACAATAATACAAAAGTAGGTAAAATTATTTAACAAAATACTTTTTAATAAATTAAAATGTATATTTGTCAAAAAATATTTAAACATGACAGTAAGGAAGAAAAATGTAATGATGAATGAAGATGTTCATTGCGCACTCTTAGAAATGAGAATGAGGATATACAAAGAGAAAGGTGTACTTTTAACAATGGAGAAGGTTATTACCTATCTGATTGAAAACAAATTAAAAGAAGAATGCCATTCATAAGGAAGTCGACGCCCTCACGAATACATAAGGCAAAGTTACAACGTAAACCAACAGGTGAGCAAGGCAACTATAATAGTGCATGGGCTAAGATGTCAAGGTCTTATAGACGTGCTAATCCTTTGTGTGAATGCTGCCTAGTTCGTGGTATCATGACTGATATAACTCCAGGCGATTATAAAGGCTGTGTTGATCACATGATACCCATTACTAGAGGTGGTAGTATGTACAACCTTAGTAACTTGTTAGCGTTGTGTAAAGAGTGCCATGATTATAAAAGTACAGAGGAAGGAAAGGGAATCCCACCTGTCTCAATCTACATGGATAGCGACGGTAAGATGGCACCACGCGACAAGGCCGAGGTCATAGCATGGTTGAGCAAGGTCATAGCTGAGAGGGCACGAGAAAAGGCGAGGAAGGAAGGAAACGACGGGGCAGGGGATGAAACACGTCGTTTTTTGGATGATCGAGTAGTCCCATCACCACGCGTGTAAATTCAATCCCTATAAGGGGGTTCGCATTGAATCTCAAATCATTCACAAAACACACGAAAAATGCAAAGCAAAAGCAATAAGACAAAAGCCCTTCAAGGCACTTTGAATGTTTCCAGGATAAAAACATTTACACCGGGTGAAATTGGTGAGCCGATGTTTAAACTTGATGCTGGTGAACAAAGGATTTATAATCGAATCCGTGAACATTTACACATTCACAAAGCAGGAAAGCAAGTAGATGAGATTTACCTTTCAATAGCAGCGCGCGCAATAGGTCATTTATTACATAATGCTGAAATTTTGAGCAAAGACGGTGCAGTTATGGTGCATCCGAACGGTGCAAGGCAGGTAAGTGCTGAATGGACTGCATTTAAGCAAGGATTTGAGTTATTTCTTGAATTATCTAAGACTTTAGGGTTAGATCCGAAGTCAAGGTTAACTTTAGAATATTTTCAAGATGGAACTGGCGAAGAAGAGGATGAAATTGCAAAACTATTAAAAATGAACTAATGAAACAGAATATATACGAAACATTGACCTTTATCATAGTAGTTGTCATTATGATAACGGCTTTGTCTGTACCATTCTATTATTTATGGAATTGGTTGTTTGTTAAATTCTTTTGGTTTGATTATATCGACTACTTGGAGGCTATTGGATTTGTTAGCTTTTTATTTCTATTTCGATTTATTGCCATTGAAGTTAAAACACCTAAATGAAATTTATTGAGGATGTTGTTTCGGGGAAATTAATTTTAGGCAATTATGCAAGGTTAGCCGTTCAAAGACATTTGAATGATTTGAAAAATAAAAAATGGGAATATGTTTACTCCGAAGCACACGCCAACAGGGCTTTTGGTTTTATTTCAGCCCTTAGGCATACTAAAGGCGAATATGCTGGGCAACGGTTTAACATACAACCATTTCAAGAGTTTTTTATTAAAGTTCTGTTTGGTTGGCAAAGAAAGGAAGGAGGTAGGCGATTTCGCAAAGCATATCTTGAAATAGCTAGAAAGAACGGTAAAACAGAACTAGCGGCTGCCATTGCGGTATATTGTTTCTTATGTGATAACGAAACGGGAGCGGAAGTATATACGGCTGCAACTACGAGGGATCAAGCGAGGATAGCATTTGATACGGCAAAGGTATTTCTAAAATCACTGAAGACTGATTCGCGCACTTTTAATAAATTAGTCAATGTTCTAAAATATAATTGCAACGTACCGTCAACTAATTCAAAATTTGAAGCAGTATCGGCCGATGCTAATACGCTTGATGGATTAAACCCACACTTTGCAGGCATTGACGAATATCATTCGCATAAAACAAGTGACGTTTTAGAGGTAATGGAGACTGGTATGGGCTCCAGAACACAGCCATTATTATTAATCACTACAACCGCAGGATTTAACCGAGAATCGCCTTGTTACCAATTCAGGAAGGTAATGGTTGATATTTTAGAAAAAAGAAAGGTAGATGAATCGGTATTTCCTTTGTTATTTTGCTTAGATGAAGGCGACGACTGGCAGGATAAAAAGAATTGGACAAAATCCAATCCTAATCTTGGGGTTACTCCGTATATTAGTTACATGGATGACCAATTTCAAAAAGCATTAAATGAAGGCGCCGCAAAGCAAATACAATTCATGACTAAGAATTTAAACGTATGGACAACTACCTCCAGTGTTTGGATATCCAATAGTTATATTGAGGCTACAAGGTTAAAATTAGACGATGATGTACTTTATAATAAAAAGTGCTTCGCTGGTTTAGATTTAGCTTCCACGCGTGACATTGCGGCTTTAGTACTTTGTTTTCCTGTACAACAGGGAATTGATAAACCACATATAAAATCATATTTCTTTTGTCCGGAAGATAACGTGCGAGAAAGATCTCTTTCGGATGGCGTTAACTACATCCAATGGGCACAGGATGGAGATATAGTAATGACAGACGGTAATGTTACTGATTATGATTTTATAAAAGCCAAAGTCATTGAATTAACCGCAAAGTATAAAATCGAGTGCATAGCTTTTGA